TTGAAAGCTAGAGTAGTTTTAGCACCAGCAGCCTCTATATATCTAGTTATACCCATTACTCGATCTGTTGCAATGACAGTAAGAGCTGATGTTCCAGGCCCACCTGTATAAGCATCTAGTGATGATGTATCTATTCCGATTGTAAATGTAGTCGCAGACGTAACAATAATTGTAAAAATTTTATTATTTAGAGATGTCATTCCAGTAATTCCAGTCAAATAAACTTGGTTTCCTGTAGTATATCCATGAATAGCTGTTGTTACTTCCCCAGCAGTTGCCTGCGTTATCCCTGAAATATTGACTGTTGCTCCAATTGGAACTAAAGCACCAAAAGGTCTATATCCATCTCTTTTCTGCAAATATCCATGCTTTATATGAAGATTATCCAACTCACTAAAAGAATCTGGCGGAGCTAACCAAGGCTCTGCATCAGTATCTAAACCAGTCTTAAATGGTGATATTAGTGAATTAGACATTATGCTATTCTCCCAGTAACTTGCCAATATACAGATGTTAATTCAACACCTCTATAAATGCTTGCCCCAGCAACTCCACCGACTATAGATACCTCAACTGGTATTCCTATAGCAGCAGTAGCTATTGCTGTATGAAATACTGTAAAATTTTCAGGAAATGTTATTGTTCCAGAACCTACCGCAGCGGTTGTTTGCCCAGAATACGTTACATACCTTCCGCCTTGTATATTAATTTCTGTTTTGATTAGAGTTCCGCCTGCTGTGCCCCCATTAACCCCTTCTGTTACTTTATTCCCTGTAAAAGCGAAAATATTAGAATCGGGGTCTATTGAATATAATTGAGGTTTTCCTGCACCGTCCTGCTTAGAGTATAAAATAACTGATTTAGGTATTGCTGTTGGGTCGGCTGGTACGCCAGCTGCATTTCTATCAGCTAAGTTTAAAGCTTGAGGTAAAAACGTAGCATCAGCAGACTCTATAGCCTCCCAGTTAGGTCTAGTTACAATACCTAATCTTCTAAGTTTTGTTGTATCTTGAGGTTGGCTTTTGTCCCAAGCGCACATATTTTACTCCTTAAAAATTGGGCATTGCCCTTGTGTTTGATAAATCTTGTTCTGTTCTTGTTAAAACTAATGAAATTTGCTCTTTATGTAGCTGGCTTACTTGAGAATAAGAATCCATTTCTCCATAATCTGCAAAAATACCTAGACTAGTTCCGTACGCTATGCAAGGCCCCCATTCATCTAATTCAGGCCTATCTGTAGCATTTGTCAGAGCTGTTACAACCTTATATGCCTTCATTTTTATTACATAAGGCTGGTCTGGAGGTGGTGATAAAGTAAAAGTATTTTCAAAATAAAGCATCGCTTGAGGTCTATTAGCTTCAAACTTTACATAATTTAAATAAATTAACTGGCCATCATCGGGAGCTGCATTAAAAGTTACAGAAATTGCTCCTGTACTATAGTTTATGGTTGCTGTTCCGCCTAATGAACCAGTTAAAGTAATATCTGCATCAGTCCAAGTAGTTGTTGTATCTTCAAAAGTTTCGGTATTATCCGAAATCGTTAAAGTTGAAGGATATATTGGAAATCCACCCAATGTTGTGGTAAAAGTTACTGTAACTCCATCACCAGTCCAGGGTTTTGCAAAATTATATTGCAAAGGATTTTCGTTCTCAAATTTAGTAGAATCTTGATACCAAAGCATTGATAAATTATTAACAGTTACAGGTTGCTCGTAATTAGTATATAAAGTGTCGGGAACAGCATAAGTAGCTTGATTTGGTGTTGTTAGAAAATCATAAAATACATATTTTTGTTCTAATTTTACTTCTGCTGGAAACCTTAGTTGATAATACTGATTTAGTCTTTCTCCCAATTCAGTATTAGACATTTCGTTTTCAGAAAAACGTCCAGTTATCTTTCTTATTTTTTGTAAAATCTTTGCTTTAGTCCAAGTACTCATTTTATCCTCCGAAAACCTGTCTCATTTGGAAACGTGGGTCTCTTCCTATTAATTTTTTAGTCATTCCACCAATACCATCTGGTCTCCATTCCCATATAGGTTTAGTTCTAGACTCCACCCATTGAGCTATAAATCTTGGTAATTTATATTTTCCACCATGAAAAAGTAGAAAATTATGTTTATTTTTAGCATTTCCGTATGGAAAGCTGTGGGAAAGCCCAGGCTCTTCCAAGTTCATAAATTCAAACTCACAGACTTCACGAAGGAATTTTTCTTCCTTTTCACTCTCGGGTTTTTTTACAATTATTGGTAACCTTTGATATTTGTCTATTTTTGAGCTTTGAGTTTTTATTTCAGTCATATCTGCCTCGTGTTAAAAAAGGGAGGGGAAATCTTGAGTTCCCCATGCCCTTGTGGTTTTTTTTAAAATTAAACTACAGTGTTCTCACCATGAATTACGTAAGTCATTACGTCATTATTTCCACCAACAACGTCAGAACCTAAAGTGATTCCGCCGATAGCGTGGTTTTCTATTGGAATAGGTGTTCCATCTGTATCACTTACTCTAGTTACTTTTCCGCCAGATACATAAACGCTGTATCCAGTTACCGAAGTATCTTCAACTAGTGTGATAGTAGTCGCAGTAATAGAAGCGATAGTAAAAGTATTATTTAAACTAGCATCTCCTGTTTGATCGTCAGCTAATTCAGCAACTTTTATTGTGTCGCCAGCAGCGAAACCAAAAGCACCTGTATCATTTACAGTAATTACCCCTGGTGATGCATTTGTAAAGCCACTTGCTGTAGCTGAAACTGCTGTAGATTGTGCTAATGCTGTAAAGCCATTAGTTAATGTTACTGCTCCTGAACTAACTAAAATCCATGATGCAGCAGCCATAGATGAATCCCAGTAATATTGAGCTCCATCTGTTAAATTGTTTACAGTAATTTGACTTACTGTAAATCCGACAGATTCATTTCTTACAACCGCAGTCGCAGGATTTGTATATCCGCCAACTTTCATTTGTGACATAATTTTCTCCTATTAACTGTGGGTTGACATAAGATTCAACATAAATGAATCATTTAGTATTCTTGCTACAAACGGGTGTTGCCAACCAACTGTTCCTCTTTGGTGTAATGGGTCAGTGCTTCCGCCAGAACCTAGAGGCTCTATGTAGAAGTCTCCTGTTTCTGATTTTAGATGCACAACCGCATAAGCTTCTTGCCCAACAATTATGTTGTTGTAAACTGCTGGTGTAGCATCACTAACGCTACCTGCTGATGTGTAAAGCCATCTTACGTTACCTGTAGAACCCCATTCGGAATCAAGTACAGTTTGTTGAGATGAATAGTTAGCTGTATTTTGGAATCCAGCTACAGCTTCTATATCATCTATTAGACCTGCATCTAAATAACCCCAAAAAGCTGGTCTTGTTGGACTTGTTGCATACGCATTAGTTCCAGTTACCACTTTTGAAATCATTTTAGCATCTAGGCCAAGCATTGTTTGAACGCCTGCATCAATATCAGCTTTTGTCAGCTCGGTAGGAGTTGACCCGTTAATTCCGTTAGAACATTGTAGGACGGAAGTTGTACTCGCTAAACAGTCTCTTGTAACCTCGTCAAGCGTTTGAGCTAAATTTTGCGAAAGCAAAGTTGCAGCTTCGTTTAATACTTTATCTTCAACTGTTAATTGCACTTGATTTGTAATCGTGCAAAAATTACCATAAAAGGATACTCTAGCTTTGATATCTGTAGCTGATAGTGGAGCACCTGGAGGTGTTCTACCATCTACTAGTGGAATAGGCACAGTATCAAGCTTTGAGTATCTGCGAAACACAATGGTATCGCCATTTTTTTCGGGAAGAGTTCTTTTTTGAGCAAATTTTGTATAAATTAGCGTAGGATACGCTGTCATTAACAAACATTCTGTTACTTTCGGTGTACTAACACCTACTAACCAAATTGCCAATAAAGGTAAAATGGCGAGGGAAACTCTTCGGATTCCCTTCACAAGCTTTCTTTGCCAACTATACTTGTGTTCAGACTTTCGCTTCTCCTTTCGGAGTCTCTTTGTTAAGTCGTTCACGCTGCACACCCTAAGGTTGCTTGCGCCCTGTCGTCCTGTTGTAGGACTTCCAAGTCAATTAAAAGAGATTTATACAGACCCTGTATATTAAGCCTGTCATAATATTCCCGAACGGCTGGGCTAAGCACAGCTGTTGTTGTCATAGTCATTATTGACTCCTTAGTTTTTATCCAAGGTTTTTATTAACTTCCATCATGAAATCTGAATCTGACATGTCTTTATATCGTTTAGCTTGAGAAATAGCAGAAGTAGAGCCTAAACTGGATAAACTGCCCGCTTTCTGGGAGTTTGCAACTATACGTTGTGCATCAGCAGACTTTTTACTTTGCTTATTATCTGATCTATAAACGTCAGAATTTTTTGCTAAATAATATGCAAGTTCATAATCTTGAGATTTTTTGAGGGTGTTTTGTAATCCTGGATTTTTTTTTAAAATATCGGGTAAATATCTTGTGATTACTTCTTGATAATCGGGGTGCTTTTGAGCCATTTTAAGTTCTTCAATCGTCATAGAAAATTTACTTGCCATGTTTCCAGAGAGTTTTTTAAATTCTCCGATTGTCATGACATCTCCATCATCTAACCCATCAAAATCATCTTTTGGGGTGGGTTGCGATTGCTGAACTTGACTAAGGGCTAAATGCTCCTTTATCATTCGAAGTTCATCCTCCATACTCTGTCTTTTCGTCCTCTCGGATTGCAGGGCTGAAAGCGGTACAGACTGCTCTTGCTGAGCTTCTGTACTTTCAGGTTGCTCCTGTGGGACTTGATTAGTTTCATCGTATGCAGGAACGGCGGCTTCCTGAATTTGATCGCCCGAAACATTAGGTTCTTCTGTCATCTCGTGTGTAGCTCCTTAAATTTTTAATCGCCCGTTTTGACTCCTGGTGGTTACAGGGTTTATAGTCAATGTCGGCGGCACTATCTTGTTACGTAAGCTCCTGGTATTGATGTAGTTTCTACGACTACTTCATTACAGGGCTTTCCTCCTATTAATTGTAGAGCATCAAAATCAAATGGTCTCTGCGGCATATTTACTTCATGTTCAATAGTTCCTTTAGAATTATTTACTTCTAAAATAATCATTCCAACAGACGACACAGGTCTGGTTTTATATGCTTTAATATGTTTTATAAGGGTGGGCTTCCCATCGACTGCAATTTTGGACGGTTTGGCAAAGACAACTATCCAATAAGGGTCTTTCTCCCTTTTATTAGCAGCTATTATTTTTTCAATCTCTTTAT